CCCAAGGGGAGAGCCTCGACCAGATATTGCGTCTTCTACAGCAGCAAACCGGGAACTAGGGACATGGCTCACAGCAACTTCGGGCCGGTGCTCGAACAGATATACAAGCACGAGGGCGGCTTCGTTGACCATCCCAGAGACCCGGGAGGGGCGACGAACCTCGGGATAACCAAGCGCACGCTTGAGGCTTACCTCGGGCGCACGGTGTCGATCGACGAGGTGCGCAACCTCGACCGGGCTGTCGCCGACGAGATTTACAAGAAGAGCTACTGGGCAGCGGTGCAGGGCGATCAGCTTCCATATGGTTTTGACTTGGTCGCGATGGACGGCGGCGTGAACAGCGGGCCGAGCCGGGGCGCGAAGTGGCTACAAAGGGGCGTCGGGGTTCGAGCCGACGGCAAGATCGGAGGCCAGACGATCGAGGCTGCCCGAGCTGCCGACAGCACAGGCATCGAGCTCGCGTGTGGCGCTCGCATGGGCTTCCTTAGAGGTCTTCGGCACTGGGACGCCTTCGGGCGCGGGTGGAGCCGCAGGGTCGCCTCTGTGGAGGCGGTGGGGGTGCGCATGTGGCTCGGGGCATATAGCACCACAGCGAGCACGAAAGACGCTCTCAGGGACGCAGCCAACCGGGCACCGACACAAGCACAGGACGAGAGGCGCTCAGGCGCTACACAGGCAAGCACGACCGGGGTCGGTGGTGCGGGCGGGGTAACGGTGGCAGACATGCCACTCGCGGCGATCGTGGGCGTGCTCTCCGTCCTCACGATCGTCGCTGCCCTTTTATACATCCGGGCCGAACGTCGTGCCCGGTATCACGAGGACCGGCGAGAAGCCTACGCCTCACAACTGGAGGCCGTCACATGATGAAAGGCTATAGAACAGTCGCATTCAACTTGGTGAGCGCTATCGTCCCGCTGATCTCAATCACAGAATGGCGCGAGGTTATCCCAGACACCTATCTGCCGTGGTGGTTGCTGTTCATTGCGTTGGGTAACGTCTACCTTCGGACAATCACCACGACGCCGATCGGGCGCAAGTGTTAGCCTTTATCGCCAAGTTCCTTGGCGGCGGTGTAATCGACCGCGTCCTCGATACCGTCGACAAGCGGATCGAGACAGACCAGAACCGGGACAAGATCAAAGGCGACCTCCTGATCGCTCACACGGCGCACAGGGGCGATTGGATGCGCTCGGGTGGCTTCGTGTTGATGCTCCTCTTCTCGGTGCCTCTGGCGACATGGTTCGGGGCCGTGGTGATCTACTCAATCCTCTGGTGCGCAGATTGCGCCTACCCGCAAGGCTGGACGATCGCCGCGCTACCGGCTCCGCTCGATCAGTGGGCCGGTGGGATCATCGTCTCAATCTTCGGCGTTGTCGGGCTCGACCGCTTCAGCAGATAAAAAGAGACCCGGCACAAAGGCCGGGTCAAGGTGCGCTCCGAGACGACATATAAACTCGGCAGCGTAGGCAGTGAGAGTAGAGCTCGCAGTAGAGACTAGCGTCGGCTATTCGTCAAGCACGGCGGCACCGGCTTTGATCGCAGACAAACCGCACACCATTGTCACGAAGAGCGTCTGAGCTGCGAACGGTGTCAGATCGAGGACGGTGTGCTGTCCCGGTTCGATCTTCGTCAGCGTGTGCGCGAGCTCCTCCATCAGCTCAAATTCCTCTGAGTTCATCGTCACCGGGCCAGCCGTGAGATCACTCAGTCGCATTTTGCTCGACCATCTCCCGGGCCAGCTCCTTGAGCTCGGCCTTCTTGTCCTTCGGAACATACATACAGACGCGAGTGAGACCCTTCTCCTTTTGTCGGAGATCATAAGCTCGCTGTATCTCAACTTGTGGCTTGACCATCTGGTCGACCCTCCTTCTTTGCGTCGATCACCATGCACGCCGTTCTAGCATACCCGGCGACATCTATCCAACTGTCGACGTGATCGGGTGTCTCGATCAGTCGGCAGAGCTTGACGGCGATCATCTCCATCGCGTGCCGAATGGCAGGATCAGGGCAGTCGGACAGGATCGCCTTGATCGCCGCGACACGAGAGAAGTCGACGAACGGGTGACCGTAGATTGCGCCACGCTTTTGCGTGATGTCACCGGCGTCGTCGAAGGCTGCGGTCGCCGACCCCTTGTTAGGTGTTCTCACGAAGTTCGGCTTGTCTGTCATGACTTGATCTCCCTGAGTGCTTCAATGATGGCGATCCTCAGCGTCTTGAGGCTGCCGTCTCGCTTGTGTTCGAGCTCGACGAGCGCGTCGTGCAGGTCGTGCGGGCGGCTCAGAGCGACGTCAAGCCGCTCTGCCAGTAGCTCCGCGATCATCTGCTCAACTTCACGGCGGCGATCAGGACGCCGATCGGTCCCAATAGGAAGCCGAGCAAGGCAGCCATGCCTCTGTTTTCGTCGCTTGCCAAAGCCATAGCAAGACCTGCACAGATTAGCCAAATAATGATAAACAGTTCCATAGTGGTCTCTCCTTAGTTGATGAAGTTCTGAGCGATGATGACGCCCAGAGCGAGGCCGAGGGCGAAGTAGCTCGCGGCTAGGATTAAGGCGGTGGTTTTGGTCATGGTGGTCTCCCTTACTTCTTGGCGCACTCGGGGCCGATCCCCGAGCTGATGCTCTCTGGTGTCGTGAGCTTACGGCCACAACGGCAGCACTTGCCCTCGTGGTAGACAATGGCGTCGGCTGGCATATCGCCCCAATAGGCCGCGTCGAGGACGTAGGCGAACCCCTTGAACCGGACGTCGGTCGGCTTGCCCTTCTTGCCTGCGAGAAGCAGGCTCTGGCCTCGTTGGCTCGACCCGTAGGGCCGCTTGATGAACCCGAGATATTCGAAGTCGCTCGTGTTATCGGGGCCGGTCATGGCCGACAGAAAGAACATGGTCTCGCTGTCCTTGGCCTTCGCGACTTTGTAGGTGTAGCGCTTGCCGGTGCGACCAGAGACGAGCGTGATGGTAGCGTTCCCGGCGAATATGAAGTCGAGGAATTGGTCGCTCGTGACGAGCTGGCCTGCGTTCTGCACTGTTGCTTCGGTCATGTCAGTCTCTCCCGGTGGGTGTGGTGGGGCCGAAGCCCCTAGATCAGTCTGTTTCCCAGTCTGTGATGCGCTCATCTGCATAATCTTCAATCTCAGCAGCCTTGGCGCGATACTTGGCGAGGTATGCGTTGTGATGCTCACAGTATTGGGCGTTGGGGCCAGCTTCTGCGGTGTATTCGTCCAGATGCTGCAAAATGTCGTTGATCTCGTTGATGTACGAGGTGTTGCCCATTTTCGCCATGCGGGTCGCTTGTGGGTAGGTTGTCATGTCAGTCTCTCCGATTGGTTGGCGAGGGGTTCTTCCCCCTCACTCAGTAGATAAGCGCTTATCTTAGGGAGTTCAAGACCTACCCGTCACTTTTCTTTTGGTTCATCCGTCTGACCGCGTGGTAGTTCGTCCAGTATTGGCTGGCCTTGCGCCTCCTGTCCTCCGTCTGGTGCTTTGTCTCCCGGCTGCCGAGCGGCTCGGTGCCCCACGATCGGCGCTTGCTCTCTACCTTTCCGCTGAGAGGCTTCAGGAGCTCCTCTAACGGCACCTCGTCGTCGTCGTGCTTTGTCATACTTCCCGATCCTCAAGGTTGCCCCAATCGCGCCCTGCTCCACCCTCGACCAGTTTGTCGATCGGTGCGCCGGGGAATATGTCGAGATAGCCGTCGACCATGTCTTGCTTCATCAGCCGCAGAGCTCCGTCGGCGTCCTTCGTCCGAGCCTCGTCGATCAGGGCGTCGTGAATAGTCGCCGACATTCTCGTGCCGAGCTGTCGACCTGCCTGTGCCTCACGGTCGAGAGTGGCGTGGTGCCTGATGATCGCCCGGGCCATGATCGCCAGAGCTGCACGCTGCACCGGGTAGTTTGCACATTTAGGGAGCTCGACCTTCTTGCCCATGTAGATCGTCCCACCGTCTGCCATTGGCAGGAAGTTCCCCGAGCGCTCGGCGATCGCCTCCATTTGATGACGCAGGGCGAACGCCTTCGGGTAGCGGGTCGACCATCGCTCAATCATCTCCCGGGCCTCGTTGACCGGCGACCGCATGGTCGAGGCGAGCCCGGTCGGTCCCGAGCCGTAGATGATCCCGAACGATATGCCCTTCGCAGCCGATCGGAGCTCGTAATCCTCGGGGATCGTCTTGTCGATCTGACGACCGGCGCGAAGCGAGGCGACCTCCCCGTGCACGTCCCCGGTGATGCAGTCATGCAGAAGAGTATCGTCCTCGGTCAGCAGGGCGAGAACGCGAAGCTCGATCCCGGAATAGTCGAGGCTAACGAGGAGCTTGCCGGGTGGCGCTATGAAAGACTGTCGCACGCTGGTGAACTCACCGAGGAGCTCCCTGTCTCTGGGAAGCTGTTGCGCGTTGGGGCGGCTCGATGAGAACCGTCCGGTCACGGCGCGGGCGATATTATAGGAGGGCCTGATCCTGCCGTCGTCGCTGTTCTCTGCGAGGTCGATCAGCTTCTTTCCGAAGTTCCGCAAATACTGGTTGATCGTGATCCGCTCGGCGATCGTGATCCACAGGTCGCCGAACATTGGGGCGTCGTTCTCATAGGCAACGACGGACATGGACTTGAGGGCGTCGGTGGTAAACTGGAGCTTGCCGGTCTTCTCTGTCCTCGGCCACAGGGCAAGCCAATCAGCGGGCAGGATACGACCGAAGAAGTCGGACAGTTGGGCTCCGCTGTTCAGGTTCGCGACATTGTCCTCGGTTAACACTGCCCTGATCTGCTCCTCGTACACCGCGAGTTTGCTTTCCCAGATCGAGATAAGCTCGGCGTGGCGTTTCTTATCGAGTAGGAGGCCGGTGCGCTGCATCTCGACCACAGGAGGCACGAGGTCGTCGAACATGGCCTGAGCGTCCCGCACAGAGGCCGGTGCCTTGTCGAGCTCGGCTTGCCAGTAAAGCCATAGCTGCCACGTCACGAGGGCGTCGTCGGCGGCATACTTTAGTTGTTCCTCGGACAGCTCCGGCGCTGCCCAGTTCGAGAGCTGCTGATCTTTGGGGAGCTCGATCTTCATGTCGGTCTTGAGCATCCCGGCGAGCCCGAACTTATCGCCTCCCATTCGAGCGCGTCTGGCGTGAGCGACGTCGATCACCTTCACCTGCGGCTCGTCGCAGTATTCAAACCATTGATACTCAAACCCGGCGTTGAAGGCGACCCAAGTCGCCCCTTCAAACCACTGAGCATAGGCGGCGAAGGTCTTCCCGGGCAGAGCCCAGAAGTCGACGACCGCAAACACCTCGTCGTTGCAGACTTGAGCAAGGCGAACCTCGGACATCTCAGGTCGGAGGCCGGTCGTCTCAAAGTCGAGGGCGGCAAGCCCGGTGCCGAGCTGATCGAGGAGGTCGCCGAGGTCGTCTTCGGTCGTGACCATCTGGTAAACTCGACCATGGCTCGGTGCTTTGTCAGTCATTTGGCTCATCCCAAAAGTTGCGTTCTGATACGCCGGACAGCCAGTCCCAGAAAACCGATAGTAATCCTAAGAGAACTGACAGAGCCGATATAACAATAAACGCCGCAGCGGCAAAACCAACCACCGCCCAACCAAAATCAATGAAAGTCTCCATCACTCTGTCTCCCCTAGCGCTTTAGTGACGGCGGTGCAGGCTTCG